AGGGAATACTCTGGAATATGCGGAATCAGAACAGCGGGGCAGACATACATGAGGTTCAGACAATACGCCATATTGCAGCCATGCTGATCAGTAGGGCTAAGTCTGACCCTGAGTATGTTTGCCGCGTGACTGTGGAGCTGGGTAAGAGACAAAACGACTTCTTCGTTAAGAAGTACAGCCGGCTCCGCTCCTAGTTCAAGTATTCAGAACGCTTCGGAGGGTGTGCGCTAACACCCCAACTTTTACTCCCAGCCATGTCGGCTGAGAGTAATCACAGACCCCGCAGCAATGTGGGGTCTTTTCGTTTGGAGGTATCATATGTCCAGTGAACAATCTGAAAAGAGAATTAAAGTTCGCAAGGCTGCGCATAGGTATGAGGACTGGCTCACAAAGAATAGCGAGTGGTTTCGTCAGGTCGAGATGGCTAATCTTGGCGTGTTAGTTCCAATACCTGGCGCAGAGAACCTAGCCAGGAAGGCCGACCTCAGAGGAAAGAGCAAACACCAGCAGCAAGTAATGTTAGAGGCTGCAAAGGTACTAAAGGACCCGGAGCGTGGCCTAAAGTACCTTAAGATACAATTTCTTCTAGTGGAGATGGGTATCAGAAAGCCTAGTGCTGACATGATCCTGCGCGTGCTGGATGTTATCGAGGGCGGGTAACTAGTTTGAAGGAGGTGCTCTATGAGCCTTAGAACAATCTACGGGGTCGAGAAAGATCCCAAGAAGCTGGAGAAAAACAAGTACATCACTCTTCTCCAGTCCAGAGTCCATGCGCGAACTTTTAATAAGATGTTAAGAATCTTCGATGAGCAGATAGCGGATATCAGCCCATCTTCTAAAAGCTCGCTCAGTTTCTCCATGCTGGCCAAGCTTGTAGGGCGCCCTTTTTATTTAGAAAACAAAAGTCGAAAAGGAGATGATCTATGAAACCAAATAAGAAATACGAGTTTGATGGTCAGCTCGTAACGAAGCGATCTTTTAATGGCCTGCAACTAGCGTACATTCAATCCTGGGTTGAGCTGTCATATTACACCAGAAGCGAGGTCATTCGGTTCAAGAATTTGGGTAAAACAAGCACTGCTGAGCTGTTCGGTATTCTGATCAGCCTTGGGCTAGCTGCAGAGGAGGACCTGGTTTTTGATGGGATGACGGTTAGCTTTCAGCTACATAAAATCCTAAAAGACCAAGGATACAAGAGCTGGGAAGAGCTGAGGGCATCTGGATGGGACTCTTTAAAAGAAAAGTTTGAGTCTCATGGAAAGGCGTTTCACGACTTAGTCAAGGCCGTCGATGTAAAGCCGCCTATCAAAAGCACATCTATGCCCTTTATGTTCTTTGAATACCTATCTGCCTGCCCATACTGCAAAAAAAATCAGTGTGTTTTTGCAGAACGTGTTGATCCCATAAAAGAGGTATTAGCCGCGGCCTTAGAGCTCAGGCAAACCTCCAGACGCTCGTAGCAGCTCAAGAAGAGTCCGTCGAATTAGGGCGCTCCACTTAATTGTGGGGCGCCCTTCTTTTTAGCTTTTCCCGGTATAAGTATTTTAGCGAAGTAAATTATCGCTGTCTAAAAAGGGGAAACACAAAATGAACTTAAACCGAATAATCTTTCCAGAGATTATCCTCGGCCGGAGGGGGAATCCGGAAGTAATCAAAACATACAAAACATTCATGAAGCAAATTTTCAAAAGGTGGGATGAATCTGCTGGCCGTGAGAAATGGCTTATCCCTGCAGTGAAGGATCCATTCACGGGCAGGCCTGACGAAAACCTAGCCAACCACCACCTTCTCTCAAAAGTATTCAAGGAAAAGAACGGCAAGACTTATTACCTTAATAAAGACTTTGCTGTTGCTCTTTCCAAGATTGATCGAGAGATTCCTGTAGACATCCTACCTAGGAACTTCATTGGCTACATCCAGTTCGCAGACGGGGCTCTGTGTGACGATACTGGAGAAGTTGACGGAGCGCTTGTGTGGATATCTACACTCGGCGAAATCGGATACGGCAGCGAACCTGGCTACACAAGCGAGGATCTGGCCATCTCTATCAGCTATGGAAACAGATCCATAGACCCAGAGACTGGCCCTCCTACTGTGTGCAAGTTTGCATCCGTACTCCGAAAGCTCAGCACAATGGAGGATCTGTACGATCTTACAGAGCACAAGGACGAATCCTACCTGTCAAACCCCAGTGCGCTGAGTCTCATCAAAGGCCCTAAGAACCTGGGGGGAAGCGTAAAAGATCTCAGACTTCCGGTTCTTAGGGCTATCTTAAACGCCGTGATCTACGTCCACAGCGCAGATCCAGAGCTTGAGAAACTGGCTCCTCTTAAAGACTTCACGAACACAAAGCGTGCGGAGCTTAAGAAGAAGCATTCAGTTCACAACAACCTCACTGTCCCTGTCACACTACTGCATTGGAACTACCACTCTGAGACCATCTATTCAATGGATCAGACGATAGTATCAGCGCACCTCAGGTGGCAGAGATGCGGCGTGGGCCTAAGCCAAGTCAAACTTATCCTGATTAAGGAGCACGCGCGGAAGTTCAAAAACACCGTGTCTTCCCTTGGTCTAACAACACAGCAATCTATAATGGAGGAAGCGGCTGTATGAGTGATCCAGTAAAAGTTGAGAAAGTAGTCCGAATCAGCCTTGTCGCTAAAGCCGTGAAGAGGAAGTGCAGAAAAGAAGACCTACACCTCTACACTCTGAAAGACGTGACTTGGGATGGAGAAAACTTCCCTGAGTTTGACCCTGAATGGGAGAAGCTTGCTCTGGCTAAGTCGTATGAGATGTTTCGTACAATCGTCTCAAGCTACATCTTAGCTAAGCCGGTCAAGATCAAGCACTACGACGACGATACGGGAAAGTACTCCGTCGAGGAGTTCCTGTATCTAGGTGGAGACGAAAAAAAGTACCCACGACACAGTACAGTCTCTGAGTGATCCCCCCGGGTTCTCGGAGGCAATAAGAAACACCTCACGGATGGGGTGTTTCTTTTAGCTAATCGCTGCGTAAAAACTTAGAATGGTCTGGTATAAGTAAAGTACCAGGCAATTAGCGCGCAGCTGAGGCAAATGTATAGGGAAAGTATATTTGTTTGGATGCTTTGGTAAGTGGGGATCTTCAGTTGAGAGAGCTGAAGACAATTTATCATGTAGCAATCAAACAACTATATACAAACAACCAACATCCTCTCGCCCCAAAAGGGCGTTCTATTTAGCTAATACTGCTGATAGAAGTAGCGGGCCGCCTCCCTGCACATCAGAATTGAGTGGGCAGCGTCATCCGGCTCAGAAGGTCTATGGTCGTATCGAAGGCCGTGCACCCCTCCGAACTCAGCGTAGATATGCTCAATATCTACAAGGAAATCATGAGACTGCTCCCATGGCGGAAAGATGAACTTCTGGTTTTTTAGGTCATCAAAAAGGTCCGTGAGAACTTCTGTGCGGTTAAGCTGAACCTTATGACCCACAGGGTCGTACTTCTGACGCTCCTTCTGCATGCCGTTATGCTGAAACTTGATCACGCGACGAGGTCCAAACACGTCTTCTATGGTATCGTTCACACCCCACCCAAAGCCCCAATCAGACCCGATCATGACTGCGTTGAACGCTTTACAGATCTGTATAATCTCACGCACGCAGTTACGGGGCAGCGCCTCTTCGCCTTTGAAACGCTTCTGAAAGAAAATGTAGAACTGCTTCGGATTGATGAACATACCGAGAGTTAGTACTGTATAAGAGGCGGTCTTAAGCCTGCCCTTGAAGTTTCGCTCGGTACCGTCTGCACCTTCACCCCAGTCTATGCCAGCAAACACAGGCTGGTTCTGTGTTACTTCATCTGGCCTCCAGCGATAGGGGTGCTGCGGGCTGCACAAGCGCATCAGCTCAAAGCGCGAAATGGGCTTACTGGCCGAGTCGTATGAAAGCCCCAAGACTTCGTTATAGAACTGACCCTTCGAGTAGTGCTCCTTTTTCCAGACAAGCTCTTTCCATTTCGTCGGAGACTGCATCCACGGAACCATAATCTGGTTCATATGGTAGCCGACCATGTCGTCTGTATTGTTGAAGGCAAACCACTTGCCTTTGGACGGATCGATACGTTTTCCGCACTTATTGCAGATAGGGTACTCTTTACCGATAGACTTCTCGTCTAGGAAGTTCCAGTGGATTGGGATGTGAGCGTCGCAGGGTACCAGCCATTCACACTGGTTACTGCTCTGCCACATTGTCTCGATATAGTTGTCCATCGTCAGAGGAGTGCCTGCAAAGATGACTTGAGGGTCCTCGGCGTGAGACAGCACTTCCATGATGACTGGGATATTCGCGGACAACATCGATTGGATCTCATCGATCATGAGTTCGTTGGCCGAGAGACCGCGAACACGCTCGGCGTTTAGGAAGGCCGATCTTAGGAAGATCAGGCTCCCGTTCGTAAAGCCCTTTTCGAACACCTGACTAGAGACCGAGGAGTCAATGAAGTACTTATTGATGATGGGGCTATCCTGGGTCCATGGGGACAGCTTTCCGTTCGAAAATTGACGAGTCTGAAGATGGCTTGGGGATACGTAGACCGCCTTATTGTAAGGGCGGACAATCGACCGGGTGATCAGGTAGTTGGCAAGCAGAGTTGAGTTATGCTGTACAATAAAGTTAGATATAAAGGTCTCGTTGCTAGTTTGGAGTGCCCACGTTTCTTTTTCTCCCACGTGTTCGATTGATATAATCTCATCCCAGAAGGTGTCTGACTCGCACAGAGAGGTGAGTGTTGGTTCTTCTAGTATGTTAGCAATCTTAGTGATCTTTTCGTAAGTAGGACTATACGAAGACGAGAGCTTGATCGCAGCCAGTGCTTTTGTCTTTGGGTTATCCTTCTGCCAGTACGTTCCTCTTTCTTCTCTAAGACGCCTTACCCACGCATGCACTTCTTTAGGGAGGGTATCGTAGTTGCTATTGGGAGATGTAGATGCAACATATTTCCCCGATTTCCCAAAAAGGGGGCCTAAAGCTTCGCAGAATATTTTTTTAGAGCGTTCAGTTACAACTGTGAGCAGGTGTGCGGGCTGAGCTCCTGCGGGAGTCTGAACCCGCCTAGAGACTTGGATTCCAAGTTTTCTAAGTAACGCCTCTACTTGGTCTGCCATCACAGGGCTTGTGGTGCAGTAGGTCGCATAGAGAGTGCCGTTTTTTGAGTTCTCACAGTAGCCGTCAGTACACCAAAGCCCTCTAAGCAGCTCGATGGTGGACTCTCGGTCCCACTCAAAGACTTCTTTTGGAAGATGTTTGGTGTGTGATCTTTGCTGGAACAGATCTTCTTCCAGCATGAGCCACTTAGCTAGCCATGATCGTATGCTGAGTTCTACGCGGGCGTAATACTCTCTGCTGGGAAAAACATTCGGTACAGTAGGATATCCGTTGGCCTCTGAAAACAGATCCAGTACGTGCGCGAGAAATTCTTTATTCCTCGTGTCGGTAGAGAGGGTGATCTTTCGCTGACCATTTTTCTCGTACTTGTAAAAATAGCCATCCCCAAAGAGAGCTCCAACTAAGAAAGCAAATCTAAAGTTCTTGTTCCCAAAAAACCCAATATGCCGGGGAGAGGCAACTTTGTCGCCTACCACAAGATCGGCTGCGAGGGTCCATCCTGATAGCTTGAATAGGGGGTGGTTAGGGGTGCATTCGAAAGACTTACCTGAGCGCGTTGTAATTCTGAGGCAGGGCTGTGTGCCGTTTGATTTCAGAGCCGCTACCGAGACTGGCATTTGTTTTAGCAAGTCGGGGTCAAAACCCACAATCAAGTCTCCGGGCTTGAGGGTCTGAATAGCCGTTACGCTGCCATTTGCTAAGTGAACGAGGGAGCCAGTAGGGAGGCACTTTTCATTCTGACGGGCCGTCTTAAAGATCATCCTAGGGTGCTTATTGTTGTAGCAGGGGTAAAGGTACTCACGCCCCTTGAAGCTGAAGGGAGCGCCGTCTAAGTAGACCAGGTTATGAATCCAGTCGGTCATCTTCGCTTTGATGAAGTGCTTGGAGGTCCCGTCGGCTTGGAGGGTCTTTTGGACTTTCCAAGCAAGTTTTGGGGGTGTTTTGGAGTGGGCGCGCGTCTCGGAGGAGTGTGCTTTGTTTTTAGGTTCTACGTCATGACCCGCCGCGCCTGTCTCCTGTTTAGAGATTTCGTCTTCATTGGGGGAATTCGAGTCGTCGTAGTCATCGCGCATAGTTCAATTAGACGATAAGATTGCTGGCAAAGCAACTGCTTAGTTCTGCCAGCGCGTCTTCGGTTCAGGGGGGTAGATGAGGCGATGTAACCAAAAGTGGTTACAGCACTTTGCGTTGTAATTACAACCACTTGCGTCGTATTTTAGGGCTTGTAACCACTTTACACTGAAAAATCACCCATCTTGCATATAAGAAGAAAAATCACGTAGGTTACGACTTACAGCGTTATTTATACATTCCGCGTCAACAGCATAACACTGCGTAATCACAGGCCTATATAGAGATTTTTACACGTGGGTACAGGGGAGAGTAAGTATATGACTATTTAATCCCTTGATAAAAGGGACAATGTATCTACTGTTCAAAGTGTTACAGTCAGGTAATCACGCGTAGCCAGAGTGATTTTTCTTCCAGAATAGAAACGGGGTATTTTTTAGTGGCTTTTTGGTTACAGGCCCAAAAAACAGACCTAAGCCATTGTTATTAAAAAGGAAGCTAGTGTAACCACTACCTCTTCGTTTTGGTTACATCATCTCTAGTAACAGTTTTTTTAGCTGATCATACTTTATGTGCGCATCAAAAGCGGCTACGCTAATTTTATGTTTACTCAAGGATTCTCCAAGGTCGCGGCATCAACGTTATCGCGCCGACTCCAGAAAGAGCTTGGTAGTCGCGTGTCAGCTGCCTACAAGAAGAAAATTAAGACCATTAGAAAGTCATTCAGCCCTTTTTCTGGTCAGACCAGTGTATCGGCTCAAACAAACCCTGTTTACGTGAATGCCAAGAGAGCTTTAAAGGCTAAATCTACGTGGGACAAGGCCCCCGATCAAATGGCGTATCTACTCGGTAGCGGGACTCAAGTAGACGAATGGGGTCGCGGCGTTATTCGACCCATAGTTAATGAAGCGTTGGTTGAAGGGGAAGCTAAGTACTCTAAAAAAATTATACCTAAGTTAAAACAATTAGCTCGGCTTCGCATGGATGATTTAAAGCGATACAAAAAGCTTAGGGGTCAGTCCGAGGGCTACAAGTTTCCTGTAGAGGTCCCCGACTACCATCTTGCAGAGAATGCTCGTAAAAACTCTGAAAAGTTAGAACTAAAAGGCGCCCCAAAGTTAGAGTTAACTCTCGGCTAGGAATCGTTACTTTGAGGCACGCTTATGCTAGCGGTTACAGATAGGGGCTCAACTGGCTTGATTATCCGGAAGCATTTGGGCCAAGAGCTCTGGGGACGCAAGCTCAATCGGGCTATTCACATACTCAAACTCAGTCTGAATATGCCGGAGCAGGTCACCCTGATCTTTGCCCTCAAACTTCTTCTGCTTCTCACCAGCCTCGATACCAAGCTTAGCCCAGCGCCTAGCTTCAGTCTCCCCCTCAGGAGTACCGTGACGAGCATAGTGCCTGAACTTGAAGTCGGCAGTAGCAAGCACGTTCCTCAGGAAGTCTATGTACTGCTTCTTTCCTGGGAGGCCTACAAGATGTAGCACTTCGTCCTGAGGCTTTGTCAGTGCTGCATAGTATCGGGTGTAGCTGTAGCTATCGGCCTGAAGCTGACGCAGGAAGTAGAGCCAGTCCTGTTTGGTCATCATCTCGGTAGCTAGAAAGTACTTCTGATATATAAGAATTGTAGCCTCTGGTAGGGGGAGGCTAAAAGTCTGCGGTAGAAGCTCTGATGCTTCGGCGGGCGTGAGTCTAGCTATTAGCGAGCAGTCAAGCGCCACACGCATGACAGGATGGCTGAGTAGCCTGCCTAGAGCCGTGAACGCATCCTTTTGCGCCTCAGTGCCTTTACCTACGCGTTTCTGATAAAGCTCCAAAAAGCCCAGCTTTTCCCACAGAGCTTCGTCCCCTTCAGTATAGAGACTTTTCTGAAGATTCCGTTTAGTGGAAGGAGGGACTCGGACCGTCTCATCTAGATGTGCCCTCAGTGCGCTGAGATAAGATGCCTCAGGCAGAGGAAACTGGATGCCATCGTAAAAGCGGCGAATGTCCTCGTCGGACTGCCCTTCTAAGATGAGCCAGGATAAGTGTTGACGAAACGGCAAAGACATCTACCCCCAGAATGCCACGGGTAGAATAATGACGCAAATACTAAGGTATTAACCTGTCAATAGGAAATATATACCTTGAGGAGTTAGCTAGCCTTTGAGCTAGGTCGGATCATAGCGCCTTCTAGCTTCCCAAGACTGTCGGACACATCCAGTAGTTTGGTCATAGCGGACACTGCGGCGGCCTCGTCTACCTCTCCAAGCCCCATTCGGGAGGCCAGTACAAGCTCAGCCAGGTAATCCCCGCACTTTACAAACAGTGAGCGGTAGCTGACGAATTTAGATAGGTTCTCTGGATTTATGAATCCAAGAGATAGCAGCGCATCTACAGTCTGACTCTTGTCGCCGAGCTTAGAGGCCTCTTTGATAAGGTCCACGCGAAGAGACTTTGCTAGTTTCTTAAGCGTGGTTGCTTTTTTGGAGGCTGTCTCTTGCCATGAGATTTTTGTGATGAGTTGGGCGGTGTTGTGGAGCTTTGCCTTGCCCTTGCGCTTCGCGACTTCCATCGCCTTTGCAACCTTCTTCAGGTCAACTCCCTTGTTTGCAAGTAGAACACGTGCCTGTCGTGCATCGTAGGCGCGCTTTTCCAAACCGTTTCCGTAAACCAAGAACTGAGAGCCAGTCCACTGGACTACGACCGGATCGTCCTCCATCTTGGAGAATGCTTCTTTTTCCATCCACTCAGAAGGCGTCTTGGTGACGTCAGCCATGTCTTCGAGGGGCACCCAAACCATACGAGAGGGGATCATGAAGGTGTTAGGCTTGGTTTCGACGAAAGCATGGGCGTCAAGTTGGAGCCGGTACCCTGGCTCTTTCCCTTGACGGAGCTGCGCACGCTCGATCTGCTCAGGCGGAAGAACGCGCTTGATGTGATCGCCGTAGTCGCGCTTCACAGTGACCTCAGTGCCATTTAAATCGACTGCACGAAGGACCTGCCCATGACTTTCAAGAGCTTTGATAGTGAGCGGGATGGTAGCAACGATTCCACCGCTATCAATGAACATAAACGAGCCGGTCTGCCCCAGACGGATGGCAGAGGGCTGTAAGAAGCTCTCAATTTTTTTATCTTCCAGATGACGCACGCCTGCGATCGAAGGCTGAAAGGAGGCGTGTGTTTTGGAGACAAACAGTTTCATGGGCTTTTTCTTGCCCGACAGATCGACGACGTTGGGAACAACAACGCCAGTAATGCTGACGCCGCCGCGTCCTTTCACGGTATAGACAGAGAATTCATTAGCCTCTTCAGGCGCCTGTTCAAAGACGTCGAATAAAAAGACCTTGTCTGAGGGTGCTTTGATAACAAGGGTTTTCTCACCCTCTTGATCCACGGCGTGCAGGATGTCATCAGCTTTAGGCGCAATACGGGAGAGGAATTTGTAGCAGTCCTCGCGGTTCATCTGCACGGAGGAGATGGTGTCCCAGATGTTTTCTGAGGCCGATAGGATTGAGTATTTATCGTAACTCTCGCGCTTAACGTCTACGACAGAGTGCGGTATGAGCTTTTCAGCCGAGGCCACGAAGTCTTGGGTGTTTGGGTAGCTCTTTGCAGCGAGCTTAGTAATGAGCTCTTGATGACCGTGCTTTTGGAATCCAAGCAGTAGGCCGGGTTCGTTCTTAAGAGCCTGTTTAAAAGCTTCTGCCTCTTCTGCCCTAAAAGTATCAGACAGGGCATCGAGGAGGGGGTAGCCTGCCGAGGCATAGGAGTACCGGCCTTGGAGAGGCGGATAGTTAGTGGTCCACATCGAGGGGTCATTGAAATACTGACCCGCCGAGTCGGTGGGGCGGGGATCGGTACCGTCTGCCATCGAAGCGGTGAAGAACTGTTCTTTCAGGGTATCTTGGCGAAGGGGATGGACGGCCTGGGACTTAGCTTCCATCCAGACATCGAGTGGGAATAGTTCCCACTTCTGAACAATAAACGGGATGTAAAGGGACTTCTCTGCTTCCACGGAGACGACATGGATAGCGCCAATTGCTGTTCCGGACTGGTCGTCGCGCTTGCGGAACTCGATCGTCATAGGCAGTTTGGAGGCGTCAGGGTAGCGCTCCCGCACAAGCGTTGTCAGAACTTCCGACCACTTCTCGGGGTTCTCCGGCATCCGGTATTTCTGGACACTCGGGAGGGTAGGTTCTGCTGCAAATAGATTTTCTAGTCCTGCCATTTTACTTACCCCTTAGAGGTTTTAGGTATGTTCCGGTTTAAGAGTTTGACAGACTCTTTGGCACCTTCCGAGACACACCGATAGGATTATTCTACTTTAACGGGCCCTTAAAGGCTAGGGAGGACTCGTCACATGGCGGGGAAGTTCTGAGGCAGCGGAAAGGGCGGTGAGGGAGGCGCTAACACCAGTCCTATGGTGAGGAATTTGAGCTGCGTTAAAGCATCGTGGAAGGCCTTAGCCATCTTTTTAGGGCCCTCTTTGTCAGTCTCTGCGGCTATCAAACCGCTCTGCAAGACTGTGTATGCCACCGCCAGAGTCGGGCACGCAGCCGCGACTGCGGGAGGGGTCTGTATGTCTGTCTGAGAGGCAGTCCAGCCAGGGAATGTGACAGTCCCGGGCTTGATCTGGCTTGCAAGCATAGCGGTCTGCCAATGAGTAGCCATGAGCATACCTCCAATCCCGTTAGCGGGGGCTGGCGGCATCGATTCAAGTAGCGATGCGAACAAGGACTCGTTGAACACTATTATGCCAGGCGTGCCCATAGGCCCCGCCTGCACGTCTGCTGTGTACTTACCTATGACGGCAGCCAGCTCCTTGCATCCCTTGCTTTTGTTATCTGCTGGTGGGAGCGCCTTAATATCGTTCTCAAGCGCTGAAGCTCCTTTAAGCACGGTGACCTCATTCTGTATAAGTGGTGACGCTAACCTGAGGTACGGGCACCTCGATGTCCGGGAACTCCAAGTCTACACCTAGATTGGGCGGCGATATCCCCAGATCTGAAAAGTCTATCTTAGGGATTTCAGGCAGCGCTGGAATCGGGATCTCTGGAAGTTTAGGGATGCTGATCTCCGGTATTGGAATAGGAGGTATCACTGGTAGCGCTGGGATGGGTATAGATGGGATCGCGGGCAGCTCAGGTATTTTTATACCAGGGAACGACAGCCCTCCACCATCCGATGCGCTGACCCCCAGGCCGTCCAGTAGCTTGATAGAGGGTATCTCTGGAAGGGATATGCTAGGAATCTCGGGCAGCTTGGGGATGCTGATCTCTGGGATTGGGATGGGCGGTATTACAGGCAGGGACGGTATAGGTATGGCTGGTATTGCGGGTAAACTGACTGAGGGTAAACTGACTGAGGGTAAACTGACTGAGGGTAAACTGACTGAGGGTAGGCCAGGCAGCTCAACGCCGGGTATACTTAGACCGGGTAAACCCAGATCTGGCAGATCGACTGTGGGTAGGTCTACTTGAGGTAGGCTGACGCCTAAGCTACCCAAAGAGCTTATGGTCGGGATCTCCGGTAACGTGATACTGGGGATCTCAGGTAGCTTGGGGATGCTAATCTCTGGGATAGGAATGGGCGGTATTACAGGCAACGCAGGTATGGGTACCCTGGTCTCGCTTTCATAGAGTACCTTTTCCTTCTTAGTTTTTGAGTTGGTTGCTGATACTTTTACCTTTGTGACTAAGGTGGGCATGGGTGTTACCAGCTTTTACAGGTTTCCGCGTATCTTCACGTAGCTAGCCTTTGCGCTCTGCGCAGGGCTAGGTCCTGTCAGTGCCATCGTCATTGGGGGCAGCGGAGGACCTGATGGTCCCATCGCGGTCGCATGCATGTGGTTATCGAAAATCTTTTCAAGCATCTCGTAGATCACCGCATGGAATTGTGGCTTGTCGCCCAGATCGATAGCTCCACCCGCAATACTTACTTGAGGAGCCGACACGGTCACGCCTTTCGATGCCGTGATCTGGATCTTACCGTCCTGGCTCATGGTGATGACCTGACTTCCGCTAGCATCTATTAGGGTGAGGTTATCACTCACGATTGCTTTTGATCCTGATTTAGAAGTCAGAGCCACGTTGTCTTCTTCGAAGTTGAAGATGTTTCCGCTTGCGCTTTGGAGTATGACCTTCCCTTCTTTGGTTATCTGGATCAGCGCACCGCTTTTGTGCTGAAGCGTTATGGACTCATTTCCTTCTTCATCGACGAACTTAAAGGAGTGTCCGGAAGGTGTGTTGAACGCGTATTGGCGGTTAGGGGCGCTAAACTGCTCTGAGTAGAACCCGGTCTCTTCCGTTCCGACCTGGTAGTAAGATTGCTTTTTGAGTCGGGTGTCGATGGCGCCTTCTTCCGTGGCCTGTACGGTGATGCCAGGAACTTCTTCCAAAGTCAGGTCTTCTTCGTTCAGTAGACCCAGATCAAACCTAAATGGTACTTGAGTGGACTCAGCAGTTCCCATCTGCACCCGGGCTGCTTTTGTGGGGGTCAAGAAGTTGTCCTGCGCGAATACCTCTAATCGAGTGGCTCCATCAGGCAGATCTGACTCTTCTTCTGGGTTAGTCCACAGCAGCCTTCCGCCTAACGTGCTCAGTTTGAAGTTGTGGCAGAGTGTAGAGATGACATTTTTTGAAGGGATCCAGTAAGTGCTGCAGTTCTCAGTGCTCTCAACAGTGATTGCCCCGCCGCTTCTTAGGGTAATCCTGTTTCCTGCTACGGTGGCTATAGTCCTGTCGCCCGTCTGCAGCGCCTCTTGGTTGGTTGAAGACCCCCCAGGTGTCGCGTCTCCGTCATCATCTTCAAAAGGCATGTAGCCGACAATGTACGGCTGGCTCCCTACAAACAGAATCACGCAGTAGCTATTCGTCCTTGGGATGTAGGTATCCTCGTCACCCTGCGAATGCCATGCGTTGTGCAATATCTTTACATCATCCAGAACAAGACCGTCTGTGGATCCGTATGACCCAAGAGTCTGCACTGTGCAGATTCTTCTGGTGACGTCGACCGATTGAATCCATCCTATGCAGGCGTGTCCATCGAATCTACGACTGATTGTACCTTCCCACGCAGAACGCTCTCTTGCCATAGAACTTTCACCTTAGGATCATCATACAAATTTTTTATCGCAGTAGGCAAAAACTTCCTGCACCTTGGAATAAGATATTTAGTGGTTAACCAGGATTATTCAATAGTGGAGGGGAATATGGAACTAGAAGAAGCAAAAGAAGATCTTAGAAGGACCCGGGTCCGGCAAAAGGCTAACGCAAAAGTAAGCCTGTCGGATCTTCAGCGCGAGTATGACCTGGCCAGCCTTGATTTGGCAGCGGCTCAGGCTCGGTTGACGAGTGTACAACAGAAAGTGCGTGAAAAAATACCTGAGTCCGAGGCAAAATTTAAACCCGGGGATCGAGTTTGGGTTGCGCCGCTCAGACTGTACGGCACGGTAAGGCGTGTACTGGGGTTCTCTATTCTGAACAATTCTATAGGCGCACTGTATGAAGTGGAGTCGTGCCGTAGTGAAGTGTACCACGAGCTTCTACTTAGGGAGGCAACAAATGAAGCTAAAACCGGGTGATGTCGTATCTGTCTACGGGCCATGCACTGCCATGGACTGGCACGACGGTAGGAAGTCATACAAAGTTTTGTCGGTGGATGATTCTGACGGGTCTGTGGAGATTGAGGTTGGCAGTAAGAAGCACTGGCCTGATGTCTGTGAAGTGCATGAAAGGCAGTGCGAGCTGAAGAAAACCAAACAGAAGAAAGGGGAGAGAGATGGACTGGGAACAGGAAAGAATAAGTCTGGGAAACGGGCTGTTTCGAAGTCGAAACGGTGATGTACACGCTTGTGAGGTGTTTATCTTCAAGAGAAGTCTCATTCCAGATGTGTATGTGAAGTTCTACTCTGATAAAACGGAATTTGAACTCTACGAGGATGACTACTTTAAGGTAGACCTGATGCACTTTCTGCAGCGAATGGGATACAAGGGCCACCACTTTGATCGCGCAGAACTTGGGATGCAAGGACACAACTTCGTGGTGTTTGAGCCCGGAAAGTCTTTTGAGTCGTTCGCTAAGAAGCTTGGCTGGATTGATGAAGCTGGCCCAGATCCTGTAGGCGAACAGCAAGAACTTTTTCAGGACAATTCGCTGCTTCACTAGGTATAAGTATTCCAGAGCAGCAAGGTCGCTGCTCTGTTGTCGACAACACAAACAAGAGAGGAAACACAGTATGTACCAGAAATTGATTTTGGTCGGAAGACTCGGACAAGACCCAGAACTGAAGACAGTCGGACAAGATCCACTCTGTAAGTTCTCAGTAGCTACGTCTAACGTGTGGACTGACCAAGCCGGTCAAAAGCATGAAGACACTACGTGGCACAACGTGGATGTTTGGGGTAAGCCCGCCCAGAACTGCGCAACCTACTTGAAGAAAGGTTCGCTGGTGATGGTTGAGGGTGAAGTGAAAATTACGAAGAAGGAAGACAAGACATTCTACGGCGTGAAAGCTTACAACGTCAGATTCCTGTCGCCAAAGACTGAGGGAGCCGGGACAACTGGAATCTCGCAGGCCACTTCTGCTCCAGCGGCGACTACCTTCACCGAGAACGACATTCCGTTCTGACAGCCCAATACTATGATGTATCGGGTATAAGTAAAGTAAGGGATAGTTAGTAGTAGCTCCAAACAGGTCAAAAATAACTTTGCATGTAAGTTATATTTCATCTTTTGAGTGGCTACGAATGCTATTGCACTTACTCAGTAACCATCACACCCAGAATCTTAATCTGTTTAAACATCCGTTCCAGTGACTGGGCGGCAATACGATACGTTGTTACTTGTAAAGCAACTTTACAAGTCTGGTGGATTAGGGTTCTGGGTAGTGAGTTACAGAGTGGGTTGCGCCACCTGTATCCCCTAACGTGCACGTTGGGGAGATATGGGTGGCGGTAACCCTAACCGCAAGCTCGGGAAACCCCCGAGATTTTTTAGTAGTATTGATTACCGCTGTAAACAACTGGCGGCGGGGTTTGCGGCTGTGGATCGTTCCCCCCACCTAGGGCTGCCTGCATAGCTCCGTAGGCAGCAACACCTGTTAGGACGGGATGGCGAGCGGCAAATGACGGTCCTTTGGGTTTGTTTTTTAAGTCACGCACGCGCTGTGCCCGCTCGGTGGCTTTTTGCAAAGCGTCATTCGCGGTGTTGAAGTGTTCGCTCGGTGTCATTTGAGGGAGGCCTTGCTGCGCGCGGCGAGCTGCTTCACGCTGAACGGCACCTTCGGCGTAGTTTTGGCCAAAGGGGGTCTTCCCTTTAGCTGCCCTAAATCCTTCGGTGAAGTTACTGAGGCCCTGGGTTTGGATATTCCTAGGTTTGAAAGGCGCTTTTATTGCGTTCTTAGCGCTTCTTGCCGCCGCCGAGAGTGACCCCGCAGCCTGTCCCATCCTGCTACCTACCGTAGACATTAGGCCTCCGAACATGGCCTCTTTTTTAAATCCTTGTGTGAATCCCATTAGTAGCTCTCTTTCTTCTTACCAAAGCTTGCGCCGTATGCGAATGCCGGGACGGGGTGCCGGCCTTCTAACTGACTGGACCAGCTTTCGGCGGCTCCTTGAGTCAATGCTTGCTTGACGTATCGGTACCCAAGTTGACTCATCCAGTCCTTTCTAAGAAGGGGTATCCTAGTAATACCCTCTAGCTGGGGGGTATGTACAATAGGGTCTTTTACTACCTCAATCTTACCATTCTGAGCCGCGGATTTCAGCTTGGGAAGGTCTCTGTCGGTAATTTCATGGAACTTGGGTAGGTTTCCTACTGGGTTTGCTAGGTTGTAGCCAACGGCGTCTTCGGGCCGTACCGATACCTTCCGGCTTTCGTTGTAGTGCTCGGCCGCCGTGAAAGGGATTAGGTCTCCTGGTAAAACCCCTGCGTGTCTTGGGGCGTTTTTGACCAGAGTGCTGTCAGCAACGGACCTGACCACAGTCTCGAATACTTTGCGGTGAGTATTCACGCCTTGGTCGACAAAGGTCCTTTTTAGCTCGTCTACAATGTATTCCTGAGCCGCTCCCATGCCTTTTTGCTTCAATAACTTATGTGGGTTTAAAACGCCTTCTGACAGTTTATCCCCCGCTTGAACACTCTCTCCCACTTTTACGGCGGGGTTCAGACCTGGGCGTACTGTGTGCAGCTTTTCCCCCACATGAATGTGAAATCCTCCGGCAGGGCTCCGTCCTATTTTGGTGACCTTACCCGCGACATCTGCCGTGGTTGCTTCACCGGAAACGTACTTAGGCATGTTCAGCAAGTCAGACACACGCTTGAACCCGGAAACCTGAGGGGCTCCGCTAGAGACCCCGCCGGTGTGGAACGTACGCATCGTCATTTGAGTGACGGGCTCACTCATTGTCTGGCCCATCTTAGCCCCGATGTTCTCTCCGATCTCGGGGCGCTTTCCGTGCTCATCTATCCCGAAGCAGTGCGCACAAGTCCCTTTAGTCTCTAAACACTTTAAAGGTGACCGGACTGTCAAAGTCTTGACCCCGCCCCTCTTCATGACGCTGAGGAGCTGTGGAGTCACTTGAGTATTTCGAGCGGATCCGTGCTGGTCGTGCGCAAGATAGCGATCCATTATGTCTGTACTGTCTACAGACATAACGGTCCCTTTTTTGGTTCCGCAATCATCGGCGCTTACTAGATTGTTGATAGTGGCGGCCATGATATCCTTGTTCAGCGCGCCGGGCTTGGAGGTGGCTAGAGCTCGGTCGATCATCCCTTTGCGCACTCCGTACGCGCTGACAAAGTAGTCTGAGGTAGTTACCCCCTCCGCGTAAGATTTCTTGATGGGAACGGGAACTTTCCTGTCCTTTGCGTCCATAAGTATGCCCGGAGCAGAGACAATCTGCATAAGCTGAGAGTCGCTGCCGCGAGCCCCGCTGGAGACCATGTGGTAGAAGTTGTTGTCTGTTTTCTTTAGTTGGTCTTTGGTGCGGTTGTAGGCCTCTTTTGCGACGCCTTCGTACATGTCCGCAATTTTCTTGTCCAACTCAGGCCCGGGCTTGTGCGCTCTACGTAGCGCCGCAGCTTGCTGATCTGCGCGATGGAATAGGGTGTCGCGCATCTTAGTATCGATTTGTAGATCTTTTATGGAAGTCGTAAAGCCGCGCTCGTAGGCGTGCTCGTCGCCCATCAATTTCAGCTTCTGGACTAGGTTAGGGAACTCTTTCGGCAGCTCGCGCGCCAGCTGGTTATAGAGCGTCTTGGATTTCTTACCATCCAGGCTTTCCGAGACGTGGTATTTCGGAGGTAGTACGGAGTTGAGTTTTTTACGCCCCTCAGGGTTTTGTGACATGAAATAGATGCCAATCTGGCTTTCCTGCGAGGGTACAGTCATCAACTCTCCGGTGCCTGGCTTGAATAGATTCTGCGAAGGCAACATCTTGTGACTCTCTCGCAGCGCCTCTTCTGTGGTGGGCACGTGGATGTTGACCGCGTCTCCGTCGAAATCCCCGCCGTATCCTTTAAGAACCAGGGGCGGGACTTTAATAGCCAGGCTGTCCGTAAGGACGGGCTTGTGAGCCATGATCGAGAACTTATGAAGCGATGGCGCGCGGTTCATTAGAACGGTGCGCTGCTTCATCGTGTCCATGAGCATTTTCTTAGCCAGAGGAGTTTTGGCCTCAATCTCTTTTCTAGCAAAGTCAGATTTATATCCGTTCTTACCAAACTCTCGGATTACGAACGGATTGAATACCTTCCAGGCCATTTTCTCCGGAACCCCAATCTCGTCCATGTGGAGCTCCGGACCCGCTGTAATAACTCCTCGGCCAACCAGATCCTGTCGTTTGCTCAGGAGCTTTTGGATAAAAAAGCCCTGCTTTGGAGTTTCATTTGCGATCTCGTCGATAAACCCATTGATAGGCTGGTCTTTGCCGCGCGTAAGGACGGGCTCAAGCCCTGCGACCGCTCGGGTGGCTTTATAGGTCTCGTTTCGTATCTCTCCCTTGACCCTGTCTGGAAGGAACTTCATCACCGGGTATTTCGAAGTCTCCGTTAATATACCCACGTTCTGGTAGAGCAGGTTTGGAGACGCTACGACAATCCCTCTGTCCTTGCTTTCTTGGATGGGTCGGAACATCGGCGGTATTACCGGGATATGCTGTCTTAGATAAGCCTCGTCAGGCTTCATTCCCAGATCATCCAGCGCCTGTAGTATTCGTATTTTTTTATTTAGGCCGTCTAGGTGCCGGGGGTCACTAGATTTCCTCAGCAGCGCACGCGTTTTGGTCAGCTCACCTTGGACATCGATGTTTTTGAGAAGGGACTCGAAAGCTTTGCCTCCAGTCAGACTCCCTTCTGTTTTCTCGCCGGATATTTTTCCATCCTTGGAAAGATGGCGTGTACCCGCAATCAGACCCTCGTAATCAGGCTGCTTGATACCGGCTAGGTTTTTAATAGCCGACTCAAAAACCGGGTTGGGTAGTTTTTCGGATAGGCTCATGTGCGCGTACCGATTACCGTTCATGCCGCCGGTTATGCGCACGTCAAAGAAACCGTTAGGTATTTCCTTCATGTTTTTCGCGTAGAAAAACTGAGGATCTGTGATCTGCCCGTTGCTGATTTTCTTTACGTCTTCGTCAGTCATGGGGGCCAGACGCACTTCGTTTCCAACTTTGTGCGTGTTGACGCCTGCGCCCCGTATCATGTGCAGAAACTTCTGATAGGCGAAGCTTTCCTTTGGCGGGGGGAGTGGGCGCCCCTGCTCCAGGGCCCTCCAGAACTCATCGTTTCTCTCAGACTTGATGTGCGCATCGAGGAGGTTCTTTTTTGCTCCGTGAGAGAGCATTGAATAGAAGGTGAGCTGGTCTAGGGTCTTAGTCCCCTCTTCGCCGCCTTTGATTGGCTGTAGGTTGGCGTCGTACCCCTCTCCGGGCATACGAGCTGAGAAGCCAGCCTTACCAGTTTTGGCGAGGCGCAGGATATGAGGCATGCCTACGTGCACGTCACCGATCTTCTTACCCTCGGGGGTGTACATAGTTTCAACGTCAGAAATCCCGTGCTTCTTAAGTTCGTCTAGAATTTTCTTATTAGTATTTTCGGCGGAGAAGTTTTTGATCTTGTACGGCTGTCCCACTTTAGCCGCAATCTTTCCAGCCGCCGACTCGTATAGCTGGCCTAGGTTAATACGGCCGACGACTCCGTGCGGATTGAGAAACACATCAGGAACAGAGCCGTCCGAGAATTTAGGAGCATCTTTGTCTGCGATGACTTTGGTAATGACTCCTTTGTTCCCGTGAACGCCCGATAATTTGTCCGACTCTTTTGCAGGCTCTACTGCCTTGACGTACACAAGGACTTCGCTGCCCCTCTTAGCGATATCGGTAACTACTCCAGGGAACTCTCCGTTGTAAGTCACGGAGGCGTTCGACCACGGCATGATCAAACTTTTGTTTAGTTTTCTCAGGCTCATGTTTTCTGGGTTGTTTAAGTTGTAGTGCAGTCCTGCAATCAAGACCTGGCCCGGCTGAACTACCTGACCCTTTTTGATAATTCCGCTATCGTCGTACTTGGTGACGTCATCCTTTTTTAGGATGTTAGGATAATATCCCAGGAATCTTTTGAAGTTTAACTCCGTCTTTCCTTTTTCAAGCGGGAATCCTTGCTTGTATATCTGCTCTGCTGCCAATTTTTTGGCGGCACTCTCAGTGATGACAATTCCGTCTTCGAACGTGAGTCCGGGGTACGGAAGATACGCTACCTTGAGGTTAGTGCCTAATGCGAGCTGGCCGTTTTTGGTGAAATTACTGTCCGCAACTACCTGACCCCCCTTCACTCTATCCCCCACTTTTACCGTAGGGGTGTGGTGCAGGTGAGTTTTTTGGTTTAGCGGGAAGTTATTGTATAGAGGAACTTTCTTGCCGCTAATCTTAATATGGTCTGGGGTTATTTCTTGGACCACCCCATCATTAGTCGCCTTGGCTGAAAACTCGCTTCCGATAAGCTCATGGAAAGTTTTCTTGTCGTCCACAAGTGTCTGTACCAGAGGGGCTTCGCGGTGCACCAGCGGCAGGGTCTGGCCAAGCATCTTGGCGGCCATCACCGCGCGGTTACCTTGGTCGTTCTTTAGGAAAGGTACCAGATTGGTGGCGTAGCTGAACAGCCGTGAGGCCTCTGGTATTACGTAGTCGACTTGCTTGGATGGTACTACAGACACCTTACCTTCGTGCTGGACCCGCACCTCAGCCGCATTTCTGAACTTGGCTTCGTGGATCTCATCAGGGAACGCAACGACCTTGGAGTGCAGCTCTCGGGGGGTAAGAAATTCCAGTTTTCCAGTCCTTACATTTTTAACAGCCGTCCTAAGCTCGCGGCCGTCTTTAATCACGCCGGCAGACATGTGCATGGTCGTGCCGATTTTCTCGCTTTCTGGAGTATGCACTGGATCTATATATCCAAGGTGTGACGGGTGGACCTCGCGCAAGTTGTCCGCCACGGCATGCGCACTTGTAATGCCTCCAGTACCATGAACAGTTAGCTTGTTCATTTCGGAGATCATGTGGACTGGATTATACTGCTCCGGAGTAGAAGTTCTATTGTCACTGACGAAGAAGTTTTCAACGGGCGACGTCAGTTTGCGGAAGTCGATCATCCGCTTTAGGTTATTGCGGGATCCTAAGTGGCGCGACAGCATCCGTTTAAGAGCGTCCTGCTCTTTCTTGCTACCTAGCTTGTCGTGGATCATGTCCTCGACTGATCTTATTTCTTTGAATAGCAGGTTCTCTGGGTCGTCGGCCTGCGCCTTACCTTGATAGGCAGCGAGGATCTTGCCCGAAGTGTCTAGTAGTAGCTTAGATGACAGCTGACTGTGCTCGTGACCCAAGGTCATCCCGGTTACCTTGGGGTCAAGTTGCGTCGTCTTTGCATACTCGCGTAGCTTTTCTTGGGCGGTGCTTGCGTTGTCTGTGGTTGCTTTGGCCAGCTTGTCCGCAAATCCGATAATATGCTGGGGCGACTCGCGTTTGTTCGCTGCAAAAACCTGTTCACCCCAGGCTTTGATCATGTCGTTGTCAGAAGCTCCGAGCGCTTTCAGCAACGGATACAGGGGCTTGTGAGATCCCCCGACTTTAATGGTGTATCTGTTTGTGCTCGGGTCTAAGTTTATATCAAAGTTTTGCGTGCGCTCCCCGCCCAGAGAGATCATTCCTTTGAAAGTATCTCCCTTCTGAGACCTGACTACATAGGCCCCCGGTTTACGGATCATCTGGTTTGCAACCTGATATTCGTTGCCCTTAACGATAAATGAGTTTCTCGGGGTCAGTTTCGGTATAGTGGACAGCTTTACCTTATCTAGCCTGTCTACGATCTTACCGTCGGGATCCTTAAGGACGAGGCTTGCGTACACCGGAAGTCCCCACGTGCCGCCCCCTAGTTTGGTTTTTTTCTGCGACGTGTAGTCCTGAGTGTCCAGCTCACGCTCGTCAACCCAGATCTTGGCAAGCTCCATCCGGTGACCGTTTTTCTCAACGGGGAACAGCTGCTGGTACGCCCCAATGACCTCGTCGGTCAGTGCCTTAAATTGATCGGATCCGGAAAGTGTTCTCATCGTTTTGTTCCTTATCCAAGTCTATCACCAAGTCCGGCGGGAGAAAAATACAACAATTCTGCTGGTATAAGTAGGTTGCTCAAGTCAGCGAAATCAATCGCATACTTGACGGAAAAGGAGAAATAAATGGAAACAAACCCATTTGCTGTACAAGGCAGTACCACGAACTTGCAGCCTGAAGTACTTGAGGCAGCAACTAATGGGGCAGTGGCAGCTACTGCCGCAGACTTCGCAACTCTAGGGAAACTGGAGGAAGAGGTCAGAAACTACACCAAGAAGGCGAGCAGAGCTACTTACGCAAGCGGAGGAAATCGGTATGTTAACCGACTGAAATCGTTCGCAGAAGCTTTGATCGCTAAGCTAGTTGAGTATGGTAAGAAGGCGCTAGACATCGCCCTGCACAAGTTCGTAATCGAGCTGTGCGCGATGGTGATTAGTTCTCTGTTTGCCGCACTTGCTCGTAAGGGCTACGGTACCATGGACATTTCTACTGGGGATGTTTACTACCGCAACGGCTCCGGGGCTGGGTCAACCAAGCCCGTGTCGGCTCAGCCGACAACGGATACGCGTAATCCATTCGCCGACTGGAGTGGAAGAACGGCATCTGCCTGGTAAGTTTGAAAGACCCCCGCGAAGGTGGGGGTCTTTCTTTTAGTACGTGTAGTAGTCTTGAGGAGACGGCTCCGTCATCTTTTTGTAGCCCTTGTAGGCGGCGCCTGTGTAGACACCAGCCATTCCCAACGAGGGGGCTGCTTTTCCCAAAGCGGAGAATACGGCGTCTCTACCGCCGGCGCTCTTCATCGCGTTGATGAGGCCGCCTTGATGAGAGGCCGCATCAGAGATGTGCTTCAGTCCCTTCATCTTCAGCGTGTCGCCAATTGTGTGTCCGCCGGAATCATAGACTCCTTTTGCGATGGACTTCCCTGCCTGTATGGTGCCGGCTAGCCCTTTAGCGATGCTTTCCGTTAGGGTAGCGGTCTTTTTAAATCCGTGTGCAAAACTCATTTATTACCACTCCGTTTCTGCTTCTGAAAGCGCCCCGGCTTATCTGCAAAGCCATCTCCCACCGACTCGTGACTCCAGGGAGTGGACCGGTCATACTTAAGCTGGGTTGCTACAGTGCTCGCCGTTTGCATTGAGCTCCCCGTCCCTGGGGTGTTGTAGGAATCCCCGGATGCCTGCGATAGCTTCTCAACAACCAGTCTAGCAACCTCGCTTGGATCTGCGCGGCGACCTTTTTTAGTTTTTTGAGGTTTCTGCTCTTCTAGTGGCTGATAGGTCTCGATGCCGCTAGGAGACATCCCGCCTGGCCCGGGGGCAGAAGGCGTTCCGGTGTCAAACTCCTTGAACTCCAAGCCTTGGTTGTTATGACCGAAGGCGGCTATCTTAATAAATCCAAGCGAAAAGCTCACAGCGTCAGCTCCTCATATTCAAGGCAAACAAGTGGCCTAGACGACGAGTTGCTAGTGCTCTGGCCCTCAGCACTCTCAGTCGTTGTGTCAGTTTTATTTATGACAGACCTGCTGACAATTCTTACTCCGGGGTCCGCCAGCAATGCTTCGTAATCCCGGCGCTCTTCTTCGTCGGTGATGTCGAATACTTGGAATCTGCGGGTGTTCTTCTCTATAAACATTACTTTGACTCGCCCCGGCCCGACTCCCGGTTGATGGCGTTCATAAGCACCTCACGCGGGGGAAGCATGACAAACGGATCTCGCTGCTTCATGTTTTTAATATGGTACCTGAGCTCGGCCTCTCTTAGTCTGTTGTCCACTTCCTGCGAAGCGGCGCCCAGAGTGCCAAAAGCTAGCCCGCCGCCAGCCGCGCCTAGCAGGCCGGTCAGAAGTGGGCTCTTCCCGTGGTGAAATAGTGCGTAGGTGGCTGCGGTCGGTCCTGCCACCAGCGCAGCTTTAATGCCCGTTTTGAAACCTTCGACAAAAGGACTTTTACGGTAAATCTGGTCGGCCTGCAGACTCTCGTCGATGAAGGCATTCTTTCTAAGGCTCATATGCCACCGCTTGCCCTTCTAGGAGGCCGCTGCTCTGGTAGCGGTTCTATTTTCTTTTGCCCCGCCGGCTGCGGGGGTATTTGGGCGTTTGCCTGATTTTTGGCTAGTTGCTGAGCAAAAGTAGACGCGTGCTGTTGGTCAAGCTCTTGTTGCTGCTGCGCTTGCTGGCGTGCCTGCTGCTCCGCCTGTTCCTGCTGTATTTGCTGCGCCTGCATCTGTTGTTGCTGTGCAGCCGCCTGCCGAGTGCTAATCTCATTTTCCACAAGCTTCTTGAGGGTGTTATCGATCATCTGTAACCGACGAAGCGATACCTCCTGAAGCTCTGGCGGAAGCTCTGCAATCTGAGAGGCCCATTCCTCAATCTGTGCCTTCGTTTTCTGGTCGGTCTCTAGATTCTTCACGTCCATCTGCTGGTTTTGCTGCTCGCGAGTCATCATCTTCTGTTGAAGAATTTGACCTTTGACCTGAGACTCGGCAGCTTTCATCTGGCGTATTTCATTTAGTCTAGCGTCGAGCTGTGCTTCTTCCTCAAGCTTCTTACTAACCGTGGACGGATCTCTTCCAAGCTCCTGCAGCACTTCCGACCAAGGCAGCTTACCTTGACCGGCCATCTGCATCATCATGCTGAGCTTTTGCATGTCATCCGCCATTTTGAAGTCCGAGAACCGTATCGTCTTAGGCGCCCCGATTCCTAGGTATAGTCGGACGCGCTCAACAAGCCAGATATTCATCTGAAGTATCTGTGAACGGTGATGTAGAAAGTCATTTTCTAAAGTTCGCAGGGAGATAGAACTCCCTGTCCACTGCATAGTACCGCCATAGATGAACTCTTGTGGTATTCCCATAGAGCCCACAATCGTTTTAGATAAGAAGTCCATCTCCGGAGTCAGTAGCATTGCCTTACCGTCCCCGCCAATCCGCTGGAAGCCTACGGGGAACGGAAGTACGGCCTTGTAGTTAGGATCACGTCTGCGCGCGGCTAGTTGACGCTTAATCTCATCACGCCAGCTAGACAGGTCGGTATGGACATAAGGGTCCATCTTCGAGTTGGCTTGAGGGAAGATCACATCAAACGGCACGATATGCTCGTTCATGATAGCTTCTTGGCCGCGGCGTAGTGTGTAGAAGTAGTAGAGGTCTTTGAGCGCGTTTGCCAGTAGCGGCATTCCCCATCCCATGTCTTTTCCGGCGAGGGTGGGGGATTTGGCATGGAACAGGTTCTGGTTGTTGAGCTTAATCTTGCGCTTGCTCTTGATCGACTCGATGTACACAAGCGGAGTATCTTCAAAAATGTCAGGATCCCCGCTCATGATCTGGCGCTTCAGGCGATCGGGCAAATTGTAAAGATAAGTGTGGCGGCCAGTCGCATCGTTATACTTAATGTCGATGTACTCAGGGTTGATGCGAATGAGGCGCAGGTTCTCCATCGATTTGTAGGGGATGTCTACAATCTTGGCCTTGCCATCGCCCTTGCACTTAGGGCACTTCATCTTAACGACGAGGTTCTCAATTTTCTTCTGCGCCGATTTCCAAGAATGCTTTGTCCGGCAGGAAGGGCACTCCAGCATTCGTGAAAACGGAAAGTGAATCGTCACGAAGCTATTGCCGTAGCTCGTGAGGTCCATGTTGCACTCCATGTTAAACAACTTGATCTGGAGTACGTTATTCAGGAGGGTTTCCCAAAACTTGACCAGCTCCCGGTTCTCGTCCTCCAGAACTAGGTCTGTGATGGGGTATTTAGCAATCTTTCGGAGGGCCGGCCCCAGAAAAGAGTTGTTCGTGCAATAGAAATAAACCCACTTAAACAGCTCTTTGACTGTTGGGGGTATGTATTGTTGACTGACGTCAAAGAATGGCGATGGGTATCTAGACTGGCGTCTAGGGTCGCCTAGTCTGAGGTCTGGATCAACATTTCCATCTGTGCTGCTGTAAGTCGACATCCATTACCTCGCTTAAATTGGGTCTCCGCCACCTGGACTAAACCAGTGCTGCGAGGTGGACGCTAAGCTTGTCATATCGACCCAGTTAGTCTCAGGCACCTCTACAACCTGATTATAGCCGATAGCAGGGATTTCAAGAAGATAGCAATGTCCCTGCAGGGCTTCTAATCTGAATCTGCCGTAGGTGTCTGAGCGATGTGTTTTTATAGCCCCTCCGTGTACAAGCGCGGTGTCCGCAGAGTCCTCGGCTAAGTAAGGCCGTATGCGGATAAGAGCGTTTTGGAGGGGTCTGTTACCCAAGGAGATCAACCTACCCTCAATAAGACACACATCGGGGGAGGGTATAAAAGGCTTAGCAATTACGCTTGGTACAGATTCCGCAGCGCCTGTTACCGTGCTCAGCCTATAGCTGTCTGTAAACTGGCCATCTGGGTCTTCGAAGGTGTAGCTGTCTGTTCCGGGGGCGCGGGCAACGCTACCCACCAAAGTCCACTCACTGTCTGGCATGATGATGCGGGGGGATAGTGAAGGAACCGCATCCACGAAAGTACACGGATAGACTCTGATTCTAGGTCCTTTCGAGGCCTTAGCTCTGACTAGTACTTGAGTCCCGTCTTCAGACACAGTCGCGCTAATACCTAAAAGGCCAGCGTTCAGCTCCGAAGCCACCCCCACTGGAGTGTCTGAACTAATGGAGATAGCCTGAATCTCGGGAGAAGTTGCTTGAATACGTAGAGTAGTGCCCACGATTCCGCTAACAGGAAAGTCGATAACAAAGCCCGGGATTGCCCGATATATCTGAAAAGTATCGCAGTTAGCGTCGGTGTACGAGGACCACTTTAGCGTAATCACTTTATCCCCCGACGCTTCAGAAGACCCGCCAAACCCTTCTTGCTGTGCGCCTTTATGGATTTGTTGGCCATTACTTTATTCAACTCGTAGAACCAGCCGGGCGCGGCTACTTTTAGGAACCCTTTAGTAAATCCCATAGGCTGTTACTCCAGGCGTGAGTCAGCCACTTCACCCATCTCAGGCGTGATCGGTCCAGTATACTCCACGCGAATAGCGTATACTTGGGGCAAATGAATCGCGGATTCTGACTCTGGTTGATTATGTTCTGGCATAAAATTATTAGACTTTACGACAACTTAGCTTTTTAGAGCCTCGTTTGCGAATGCGTCTATACCTAAAAGTTTAGCAGCCTGAATGGACTCAGTCGAGTCATCAATCGCACTAGGGGGATTTGACTGATACGCCTTGTAACGCTCAGATATTGCAGCCACGACTTCCGGGTCTGCTACGCCCATAGTGCCCTCGTTGAACTCAGCCAGCTCCGGGTCGAGCGACCCAAGCCACTTTGATGGCTTGGTTGTATAGAGCCCGTCTTGGTGGCAGCACGCCGCAATATAGATACGCACCTCGCGTGAGTAAGCGTCTGGCCGGATATTCTGGATGATCGCCAGCGTACGCGCGCACTCTGCCGCCGATAAGGCTTGCACTACCGAGAAGTTTGCGAGGCGGTCGTTAAAGACACAGCCCACCTTCTCAAAGTTTTCCCAGAAGTTGTGCGCCGAGTCGCTAGTAATAACGATGCGCAGTGCGTAGAGTTTTTGACGAACTAGATCAGGCACGTCGGTGTCTAGCTCTCCAGTGGTATGGAAATGTTCCAGCGCTTGAGTAGTGCGCGCCCTAGTCCAGCCCCCAAAACGCTCATCTATGACGGCGCATAGCGTCTCGGGACTCCATATAAGAGCTTCTGGGCCTAGCTTTTTTAGCTCCTTGACGAGCATGAGTGGTGGAGCCAGCTCGTCATAAAATACGTCTTCTGGTCGACTGGCTAGCTTAACGCCAGTGTACAAAGCGCGAGCCAAGGCAGCCGTCGGGCCGCGATGGGCCATGTCTTCCAAAGCGTTTATAGAGGCTCTAGTTAGAGTGTAGTTACTCTGACGCCTCTGGGCTTCGTGGGCTTGGGCTTTGTAAGCTTCTTCTAGGGCTTTCTGGCTTATTTTGCTGTTCCGGTGCTTGCTTTCTGATGTTGCCACGACACTAGATTAACCCGCGAGCGATCTTTGCCACCACAATTTTCGCGTCTACAGGAAGACTTTCAAATATCTGAGAGCCGTGCTTTTTAAGCTCTTTTGCTACTGACTCGCCCAGGAATCCTCGAATCTTCTCAGACTTTTCTTCAGCTACTTTCTTTAAGTCCGCTTCGGAAACTTGTAGTCCAGTAGACTCGTCTTGCCACGAGTACCCGCTGGCAATCTTACGGAAGTCCTTTTCCTCGTACGTTGCTGCGTAGGGGTCTGCGAGGTATGTGCCGTGATAGCGGCTCATTCCGGACTCGCTGTCCCACGCCTCAAGGAGCTGCGCAAACTTGTCTGCCGGTAGACTGTGGCGCGCCTCTGCGACTTTTTTCAAGCTGTGGATCAGATTATCAACGTCCGCGACTAAGTCCTGCCGGAGCCTCAACTGAATGCCAACTTCACTGCCGTAGTCTTGTCCTGCATATTTTTTAATAGAAGAACCGAGCTCTTGCACGCCTAGATCCTTAGCTCTAGAGGCCACCTTAGTTGCATACTCACGCCTGTCCGAGAGCTTAAAAGACTTGTGCCATTCGTCGAAGTATGCGGACGCCAGCTTCACCTGCGCGGCGGTGTCGATGGGGTACTTACTCTTCAGAGCGAAGTGCTCCGAGGCAGGCTTAGCTTCTTTTCTGAGGGAGTGTAGGTTGTGTTTTTCCATGGCTTTTTGAATGTTGGCCGCGGCTGTTTTTTTATGAGCCTCGGGCAGTTTGTGCGCGGTCTCTTCAAAGTACGCTGCACTAATCCATGTATCTGCAGGGGTGTGGATGGGGTATTTGTGCAGCTCTGTCCCATCATCTAGCCTAATATTCAAAGCGTAGGCCGTGGATCCCACTTTAATAAGATCCGCAGGCTCGGAGACTGCCGCCTCTTTAACTTGGGACGGGATCTCTTTAGGCATGACACGCCGCCAGGTATCTTTCGTCACATCATCGTAAAAATCGAGTACTTGATTAGCTAACGACATTTTATGCCTCGCAGTGTCAATTCTAGAATATCTCCTACTTAAATCATAGCACAGAAACACCCATTTTAAGAGAGCCCCCTTGACAGGCAAAAAATTAACACAATGCGGTATAAGTATCTTGGTGACCTGTTAACTCATTTACAGAAAGGAAATCCATATGGAAACTCAAACCAACTTCGGACAAATTCGTGATCTGCTCTCTGAGGCTCAGCTGAACGCTATCCTTGACGCCGCCGAGGCAAGGGCAAAGGAGCTGCTGAAGGACGCTAAGTTCGATAACGACAATAGCCGTAAAACCGCTATTGATGCTAAAGCAGGAGAGATCCTGTTTGGCGGTCTTCAAAAGGTCTTGGACGAACACAAAACGTTCCTCCACCTGACAAAGCTAGGCTGGTGGGGAGACAAGTTCGTTAGCGCTGCTATGAATGCTATCGTGCTTTTTGGCGGTATTGCAGTGGCTTCCTACATCTCAAAGCCAAGTCAGAAGTCTGATGCAGAGAAGGACGCAGCTCCAGCAGGAGAAGCCAACCCCTTCAAAACTAAAGCTACTGACCGTCCGATTCGCCCGTCGCGCGAGCTCGTTGCCTAACACAGCAACAGGCTTGCGTCCGGACGCAAGCCTAGCTGTTGGGTCACCAAGGGGTGCAGTCTTTCTCATTCGTGAGAGAGGCTGCACCCCGATTTTTTTAGGTCGTGTAGTCAGCCACCATCGGAGGCAGCAGGTCTAAGATATTGGCGGATGCTTGATCAGGGATAGTGATCTGCGACCTAATCCCAGAGCGCTCGATCTCTATGATCACTACAGAGTTTCTGACAACAGCAAGCTCGAACTGACCGTCGATGTCCACGGTGGTTACGAGGGCGTCAGCCTGGATTACGTTCTGACCAAACCGAGCGGGGAACTCGGCAGGCCTGACAACTATCCTAGTGTTGTGAGGCACCTTGCCCCCGATGTCGCGCAGGTTGCCGGAAATAACACACATTTCTGGCGGAGTCACAGAGCTCGGAGCAACTACAGAAAGCTCGGCGTGGGTGAAGTTATCAAAGTCAGGTCCAGACAGAGTAAACAGAAAACTACCAACTGTATTTAAGTCTACCGCAGACCACTTCAGAGCATAGTAACCTAGGCCAATCTCTACCCAGCTCGTCGACGTGAGTGTCTTAGACGTGAGGGATGTCTGTCCCTGTTTGCGAAACTTGCACGTGACGTCTGCGGGCAGGACACCGAGAGCAGGAGCTCCGCCAAGACTGAGATAAATATTACTCTCGTAGGGTAGCGACTGCGTCACCTGTCCAGACATATTAAGCTCCTACAGAGGCCGGAACTTCCTGGGCCTTGATCACGAGTTGCTTAGTACCGCTTCCTGAGGACGTGAACACAATCCACTCCCCCGGCATTAGCGTCGTACCAACAAGGTCTGCGTGAGGCACAGTCACAGAAAGCTCGGAGTTGGCGCTGATCTTTTTAACCGAGGTAAGAGACCCGCCACCTAGGTGAGCGATCTCTAAAATCAGAATCGGCTTGTCGTGTAGTTTGAAAAGACCGCCCCCTGCCTGAATTGGATAGGAAACCACTCCCCCAGACACAGTAGGCGTTCCAGTAGGAGCCGTACCGTCAAAGTTGGTCGAGGTCTCAAAAACCACTACCGTGGGAGTGCGGGCTGTAAACGGTTTAATAGTAGCTGCTACCATGGACTAGATCCTCTTTCCCCTAAGCTACCACATTCTTAAGGCTTTTTCTTGCCGCCCGACTTGGATTTCTTCTTGGGACGGTTGGCCTTAACAAACTTACCCGTCTTAGAGTCCCGGACGTCGTGTAGTTTTTTAGGCTCGGCGCCTAGCTGGGCCTCAGAGCTCTCCGCGAGCTTCTTTTTAGCTTCCTCACGGAGCTTATCGATGGCTTCGCCAGTCTGGGCCCACTCACTCTGAGGAGCTTCAACGACTTCCACAGTACCCGCCAACGCCTCTTCAGCTTTAGCCTCGGTAACAGCCTGCGCAACAGATTCCTTTTTGCGCTGCCACCATACATATGCAGCCAGTCCCAGTAGGCCTAGAACTGCAGCCACAATCCAGCTAGCGGGCCCTCCGGCAGCGATCTTGGCGAGCAGTTCAGCAAAATCCAGACTAAGAGTCAGTTCATCCATATCCATTCTCCTTCTTGAGGATTCCATTCCCCGATAACGCTACGGCCTTTTGAAGTATACAATCTCAGGACATGCGGCACAGTCGAATCAAAGTCTTTGAAGCAGGCTTTTGCTTCAATCTCAATCCTTGAGTCTAACGCCACAACGCCAGTGCTTGGTGGGGCGTTTACAGTCAGGCGCTTACTTTTAGGATCCATGACGACCTCAGGGATAGCAAGCGGAGAAAAGTCTGACGAAAATCGTGTGTAGAGTCCGGTTACCGTGATGTCGTCCTCTTCACTCAGGACGTACCCGTCCAAGACGCACACATCTACATTACTTAGGTTTACATAATCTTTTAGTTGAAGCGAGATGATTCCATTAGCTGGGGTCGCCTCAAGCCGGGAGATAGGCTGCCCGCAGCCCCCTAGGGTTACCTGAACGGGGTCTTTAGAGGCTACTGGCACCTCTAGAACGGCGCTTGGCCTGTCTTCCACTGTCTGTAAATAGTCAGCAAAGTAGGTGTCTCCCTCTTCTGCCCTAAACGCAATTAGACCTCGTAGCCCGTAGATAACAGTGCTCCCTTTGATGGACCTAGGAAAGTCGGGCGTCATCGTTATGCCAAACAAGCACCGCCTATTCTGCATACGGTAGCTTAATGTGACTAGCTCGTTCTCCGCATATGTGAACGTCTCATCCACAGCGCATCCAGTGCTGACTACCCTCATCTGCCCCTTGTAGACACCCTGAACGGAGAACTTAATTTCCCCGCCGTAGGGGGCGTAGCACACACCTAGGCCGAAGTACCTCTCTCCGCAAGCCAGCATTTCTGCTGTCATGTAGTTGGCATCGATAGCTGATTTAGACTGATCTTCTTTTATTCTTCCGGTACAGCAGGCGGTTGCTAATACGAGCAGTACACAGCCCAGGAGGGACTTGCGCATTAGTGTGTCTCCAGTGGTTTGAAAAGGGGGCCAATGCTGGCCCCCTCCCTATAGCTTACTCTTTTCGTTGTATCACAGAAAATGACATGAGCGCTTTCAAAAGAGCGCCTACAACTGGCATTGCTTCAAGCTTAGCAAGCATCGCATCGTCTTCTAACGACGGAGTGAGCTTTACGTAGACAGTAGCCACAACCACCAATGATCCCAGCACGAGTAGGACAATGTGTGCGATCGGATGAATAGAGTTAACCCAAGCCAACACGAGTGACATATCCATAGATACCTCCTTACGGTATGCCTATAGGTTACACTGGGGTAGTCTAAATACAAACTGCGGTAGGAATTTGAATTACTTACGGTTTTGGTAAGCTATCTCTGAGCCCAGGTCGTGGGCGAAGTGCTTGAGCTCATCTAGTTTCTTAGGCTTATCTATAGGACTTAACCAAGTCAGAAACAGAACTCCGTACATCTTACCGTACTGGTTTCTGACAGCCGTCATAGCAACGGTGTGACATCCGGTAGCGCGCAGTGAGTCCTTCATCGCAAACTCATCCGGCAAATCCTCGACTGAGCTAAACATTATATTCTCAGCCTCTTTAATCCTATCCAGACAGTGAAGCATCACACTTACCGGGATATTTAGATAAGGATTACCGTTACTTACAGGAGAGCTAACTCCGCGTTTGAGCGCGAAGTGCGTTATAGAAAGTTTCTGAACGCTCTCTCCAGATAGGAAGTAGTCGCCATTGTGAAACTGAAATAGCTTAACCCGATCGCAGTCAAACACACCCCTACACTCGTACAGGAGAGCCTGCAGGCGAAGGTTACGGTTAATGACATTCTCAACACTAAAGAACGCTTTAGCTTCAATTTTCTTTTTGGCTGCGGACAGTATGTAGATGCCCGCCGCCATTAAAATGGCGCCCAGCACACCCCCAGCCTCGGTGGCTAGGCTTGTGATGTTAAATAAAGACTCCATAAACAAACACCCGCCTTAACTTGTAGTTTACACAAGCAAGCAAGCAACCTCTAGACTAGGTAGGAATTTAAGGTTTGGGCTGGATCGTATCCGCTATCCATTGGAAGACCTGACTGACTTTAGAGTAAACTCCAAATCGTTGAGGCCTTGCACATCCGTAGCCCCAGCTAACAACACCTACTAAGAGGGGAGTCCCATCCTCCATTTGGACTAGAAGGGGGCCGCCGCTGTCTCCCTGACACGAGTCTTTCCCGCCCTCGTCGAGTCCCGCACAAATCATGGTGTCCGTAATATCCCCTGGATATGCGGCCTGGCATTTTTCATCGGACTGGATAGGGACCTCTACTTTCATTAGGACCGGCGCAGCTCCGCCGCCCTCGTATAGTGATCCCCAGCCAGCAGTAATCGCCGCGAGGTCATCCAAAGGATCAAGAACTCCTCCGTCTCCGTTTAGCTGGATCGGGCTAAACCTAGAGGAGCCTTCGAGCTCGATCAGAGCGTAATCGTGATCGAACTGATTGCGAGACTCATAACTTGGGTGCTTAATCACTTGCTTGATCTTAAACATCTCAGGCGGAGCTTCGCGAAGTCTGTGATGGCCGAGTGCGACAACCCCGCTAGCCTGGAGTCCTGGAAGGATACAGTGGGCGGCCGTTAAAACCCAGTTAGGGGCGATAAGCGACCCGCCACAAAAATGACTGCCTGTAGGAGAGCGTCTGAGAGAAGTCATGAACGGAAACTCGCCGGGAGTGGCCTCCACTCCTCCTACAATAAGAGGCTGCGGGGCCCAGGCAGTTGTAGTGGCTAATAGAAGCAGGATTGCAGATAACCGTGAAACCATACCGCCCTCCATGGCGAAATGATCGAGCAGGTTGGACTACTTATACTCAGTATGACAGGGTGAATTACCTTTATCTAGTGACAGTCCCCGAAGTTCCGCCTAAAACTGACATAGGAGACACAATATGAGTTACCTACACCACAAGCCTGTACCGAAGATCGTCCGCCCCCTCAAAGAGGAATGGTTCTTAGATATTCAGACGCACATTCGCGAGCTGCGTAGGGTATTCGACTGGCCCGGCGTTGCCTACCACGATAAGAGCTCCGATCCTCACGATGTCTTTAATAGATGGGTATGGTACAACCTGCCGCTACTTGTACGGTACCACCACGATCCGCAGTTCATTGCGTACGTATCCGATCTAGCTGGAAGACCTGTTAAGCCTACCTACGTATTCACTTCTATGTACGGCGCAGACGGGATCTGCCCTCTACACGTCGACCGACCCCAGTGCCAGTTTTCAGTCGACATGCTTGTCGCGTCGAACCACAAAGACAAGCCATGGCCGATATATGTCGAAGATGAGCCTTACATTCTGGAGCGGCCCGGAGATGCCGTCTTCTACTCCGGCACGGGCCAGAAGCACTACCGCAACCCCATGAAAGAAGAGTCGGATGCAACTAAAGTTGACCTCGTATTCTTTCACTTCGCCCCTATTGAGTGGCAAGGGGAGCTTAAGTAATGAAAAACAATTTCGTAATATTCCCTCAGACTTTCGAAGGGTATACGAAAGTGTGTCACTACAGCAGAGCGTCCTCTACGCCTGAGTACTTTTTTACGGAGGATGAATGTGATCGTATTGTCGGCCTCTGGAACGAAGACTCTAAGTCTGAGGCGGCAGTTTCACCCGACGGCTCTAAAGGGTCCGTTAACAAGGAAACTCGAAGGGCGGATGTAAACTGGCTTGGTTATTCACCAGAAACAGCGTGGATTTATGAAAAGCTCTATAGAGTGGTAGAAGACGCCAATAAGTTCAGGTTCAGGTTCGATCTGGCAGGGTTCTTTGAAGATCTTCAGTTAACTAGGTACAAAGACGATGGAGGCCATTATACCTGGCACGAGGACAGTGGATCTGGCATGTTCTCGATTAGAAAACTAAGCGTGGTCGTGCAGCTCTCCTCCCCCGAAGATTATGAGGGAGGCGAGCTGGAAGTACATGGTCATGGCCCGTGCTTGAAGGAGCGTGGTGCTGTATTTGTGTTTCCTTCTTTTGTAACCCACAGGGTTACTCCTACTACTAAAGGCATCAGACACTCCCTCGTGGCGTGGGTATCAGGCCCGGCCTTTAGATAACTATATTCTAGTTTTGTAGCCCGTGCCTGGTATAGGTCCTGACGGGGTGTATGCCGGAGCGCTGCCATCTGCTGTCTGCGAGGCGTAGTTAGACCCTGAAGTGATGAATCTTACATGGGCGCGGCCACCGCTGCCGGTTCCCCCATAGCCTTCTCCCACTCCCGGGGCTGTCTGCCCTCCTATACCTGTCTGTCCTCCACCGCCACCAGCCGGGGCATTTCCTCCTACGTTAGCGCTTGCACCATTCCCACCAGTTCCTCCACCGGCGCCCGCACTGTTTAAAGTGCCTACGGAATATTCGCTTGCTATTACATAGATATACCCGCCGGCGCCACCGCCGCCGCCACCTCCGCCGCCACCTCCGCCGCCACCGCCACCGCCGCCGCCGCCATAAACATAAGTCCAAGGGGCGGGAGCTGCTGTGTTAGCGCCTCCTCCGTTGCCGCCAGCCCCAGCCTGACCCCCTGCACCTCCAGGACTCCCTCCATTGGCGTAGCTTGTTATGTAACCGAGGTTTATTTTATTGCATATCAGCAAGGCGGAGCCTCCTCCGTTTCCGCCACTACCGCCGCCAGTGCTTGCATTTCCTCCACCGCCAGCGTACCCGTACTGCGCTTTTAAGTAGTATGTAGAACTTGTAGGGTAAGGAGGCGAGTTATCTATGATGCCCCCACCCCCGCCGGGCGAAAATCCCGAGGGCCTTGCATTGTAACCCCCACCCGCGCCCCCGCCACCACCGCCACCACCGCTGCACCCAGCGGCTCCCCAGCCACCTGGAGGGTACGCGGAGGCGAAACCCCAAGAAATA